CCAATGCAAGCCAGTCAACTAGAAATACAATAGAGAATTGGTAGAGGGGTAGTTATTCGGGGAAGGTCTCTGCCCCTCTTCCAACTTAGATAGGAGAAATTATGGAAAAGAAAATAGGAAAGTATTGGTTCTACTGTGGTCGCAAGAGTGGCTTCGGTATTGGCTTTGATATATGTAAATACTATTTCACTATTGACCTAGGCTTTTGGTACATAGGGCAGGAGTTCAATTGATGGAAAAGACAGTTGATATACAACTAAAAGAATTACGTGAACGAATCGCACTAGAGATTGAACTCGCTTGTCAACAAGCACTCGAAGATAAAGAACACGATAACAATATGAAGTGCACCTGTAGTATTGCAGCAGATATTGCAAGAGATAATAAATGAGAACGCTTGTCCGCTCAGTAGGTAGGGCTGACATAGGTGGCGAGCCGTTGCCCTTTGTGTTCAGAGCATTTGATAGCAATAAGATTATCTTTCGCAGAGCGGAAGTATCTATGCTCGCTGGTGTTCCTGGTGTAGGTAAGTCAACACTTGCCCTAGCCCTAGCACTACGTATGAAAGTACCTAGCCTATACATATCTGCAGATACCAACGCACATACTATGGCTATGCGCCTTGCCTCAATGATTAGTGGTAAGAATCAAACTGATGTCGAAAGCCTGATGAACTCTGACTATGGCTGGACGAAGGCAACCCTTTCCAAGGGTAGCCATATCGTATGGTCATTTGAATCTAGCCCATCTCTTCAAGACATTGATGAAGAAGTCCAAGCCTTTGAAGAACTATGGGGATGTCCACCTACTGCTATCTTTGTTGATAACTTGATGGACATAGCCACCGATGGTGGTGAAGAGTTCTCATCTATGCGTGCAATTATGAAAGAGTTGAAGTACTTGGCTCGTGCTACTAACGCAGCGATTATTATTTTGCATCATACATCTGAAGCGGTGATGGGTAATCCTTGTCAGCCACGTTCTGCATTACAGGGCAAAGTCGCACAATTACCTGCACTTATCTGTACACTAGGGGTAGTGGGTACATCAATGGCAGTTGCGCCAGTGAAGAACCGCTACGGCAGAGCAGATGCAAATGCTAACCTAACCTGTTGGTTGGCATTCAACCCTGAGTATATGTTTATGGACGATATACCAGAGAACGGTGGATGATGATACAAGAAGAAAACGATATGACTCAGGAGATACGTCAACTGGTTATGTTAGAAACTAATTTGCAGTTAGATATATTTATAAAGAAGATTGAAGAATCAAAGATTCCAATCACAGATGAATGGACTGATGGTGTAAACACTGGTCTTGAATGGGCAACTCGTATCCTCAAAAAGGATAAGAGTGCTTACTAGGTGCCATCACAAAGCAGAAAACACAGAGGATACCGAAGCCAAAAAGTCTTGGCAGATTATCTTGCTAGTAACGGATTCCCGTTTGCTGAAAGTACAGGCGCTGGTCGCAGTGGTTCTGACATCACTGGCTGTATTGGCGTGGACTGGGAAGTAAAAGCACGGACAGGATTCAATCCTTCTTCTGCTATAAAGCAACTCAAAGATAGAGCACGCAAGAAAGTGTTAGGCGTAGTATGTTTGCGCTTGAATGGGCAGGGTGAGAAATCAATTGCCGATTGGGTAGTTGTGCTAAGACTGGAGGATGCAGTGAATTTACTACGAGAGGCAGGATATGGTGAACCAAAGTGACAATGACTTACCGCCAATCAGAGACGTACTTATGCACTACGGTGCAAACCTTAGAGCCTCACACGGGCAGGTCAATCTCAAGTGTCCATTCCACAGTGATACGCATCAAAGTGGCAGTGCCAACCTCGATAAGAACATCTTTATTTGTTTCGCCTGTGGAGTCCAAGGAAACAGTATCCAACTTATTAGTCAAAGAGAAGGCGTAGATATTCGTGAAGCAAAGCGCATCGCAGAGGGAATTACTGGGCAAGTCAACACACAAGTACGCGGAAAACATTTATCGGGCGGAAGATTACCTAAGAAGCAGGGGAATACCTCTGGAGGTGGCACGGTTGGCATCATTAGGCGTAGTCGTGGAGCCTGATGTAGGACACGAAGCGTTCGCTGGAAGATTATCCATACCCTACATTACTAAAACTGGTGTAGTTGATTTGAGATTTCGTTCTTTGAATCCTGCAGTTGAACCTAAGTATATGGGTATGACTGGTGCGGAAACGAAGATGTATAATGTATTAGATGTTGAACGTGCTGGCGATTATATAGGAGTGTGTGAAGGTGAACTGGATACTATTACTTTGTCTTCCTGTGTGGGCTTCCCTTGTGTGGGTGTGCCTGGTGCTAACTCGTGGAAGAAACACTATACGAGATTGCTTGCGGACTTTGAAAGAGTATTCGTCTTTGCTGACGGTGACCAACCAGGTACTGAGTTTGCACGTTCGCTTGCTCGTGAACTCCCAGTCACAATCGTGCAGTTGCCAGACGGGGAAGATGTCAACTCGGCGTTCGTCAAGTACGGGGCTGAACACATCAAAGAAATTGCGGGACTAATGTGAGTATTGAAGAAGAGTTTCTTCACAAGAAATGTAATGATTGTGGCGAAGTCTTCCCTGATTCCTTTGCTTTGATTGACCACACGTTAGAAGAAGATGAAGAGTTTGACCCGTACTACCTGTTGCCCAATGGATATAAATTATTATTAGGTTCACTACTAAGGTTCTTACACGGGCACGCTGATGATTCAGAGCAGATAAAACTAATAACTCAATCGACCTATGTTACACTATTTGCTAGTGAGATGGGTTACGAATTAGTAGATGAACTTGTTGAGGATATGATAGTCAAGTCTGCCTTGCAGAATTTTGATAGAGACTTACAAGAATTACTAGCAGAGGAACCCAATGACGAAGGCGGAGCGTGAGGAAGAATGGCAGATTATCCAATACCTAACAGCACTTGGGTTGAAAATAATACAGACGGAACGGACGGGTCAAGACCTAATAGTAACGCTATCCATACCTCTACTTACTTTGAAGAAGATGTAAGGGCTGTACTCAAAGAACTCGGTGACTTACTTATCAGTAAGCACTATGACTATGGACCGAAGAATATATCTCAATCCCCTGGCGGTGCACTCAATGGTTTGCGTGTGCGTATGTGGGATAAGTTAGCACGTATCAATAATCTATTTGACAAAGACCGCAACGCTAAGCACGAGCCACTAGAAGATTCATTCAAAGACTTAGCAAACTATGGCGTGATTGGTCTTCTAGTCCTAAGAGATAAATGGGATAAGTGAAAGAACAAGAGTTGTTCCTATGGCTAAAGACTCAGATGCCTGACCTAGAACACTCCCCGAATGAATTCGATGGCTTCGATTGTGTAACAGATGAATTCAAAATGTTTATAGAACTAAAGTCACGCAACACACATTACGATACGTTGCTTCTGGAGAAGAAGAAGTATGACTTCCTTACCAGCAAGGCTGATGAATTAGGATTGAAGGCTTGGTATATCAACTCAACCCCCGAAGGGGTATGGTCTTTCCTTCTGTCGGGCATTGAGGATTTTGTATGGGAAGAGAAATGGTTACCAGTAACAACAGAGTTTGCAAACAAAAGTAAGTTGATGAAGGAAGTAACCTTCTTGCCAACAAGTGCGGGATATAAAATCAAATGACTATTGAGTGGACACGCATTGAACCCTGGCAATATGTAGTTGATGCTGTTGCCTCTGAGTATTCCAGAAAGTTTTCTGATGTAGAGATAGGTGACATACGCCAATCTTTATATCAATGGTTCGTTGAACACCCTAATAAGTTAGATACTTGGGAGGCTATCGGTAGTAAGGATGCAAAGAATCTTATCTATCGTAGCCTACGTAACCAAGCATTAGATTATTGTAATCATTGGAAGGCTAAGTCTGGTGGGTATGAGACAACAGATTTATTCTTTTATGAATCCGATATGGTCGAAGCCTTGCTTCCTCCTGTATTGCGTGGTGAGTTTGGTGTTACTGCTAAGTTGAATCTTGGTAGACCAGGCAGACCTAGTGCACCTAATGAAGGTGGCAACCTAATGGCTATGATGATTGAAGTAGACTACGGGTTTTGGAAGTTGCATAAAGATGATAGGAAGTTACT